TACGAAGACGGTGCAATCACCGACATTGAAGCTTACCGCAGGGAGGCCGCGCGCCCTGACGGCGTGAAGAAGATCAACCCCGGCTTCTTCGACAAGGTGCTGTCGGAAACCCGCGTGGATCTGGCGCAGGGCCACATGCAGCTCTTGCAGGAGGCAAAGGGCGAGATTGACATGATGGCCGGCAACATCGCGCTTCAGGGCAATGCGCTCCAGAAGTCGGCGGCGTCGGGCAAGGCCATCATTGCCAGCCAGCAGGGCGGGGCGATGGAAGTCGCGCCCATCATGGATAGCCTGCGGGACATGGACATCAGGGTTTACCGTGCGATCTGGTATCGCATCCGCCAGTACTGGACCGCTGAGAAGTGGGTTCGCGTCACCGACGATGAGCGCAACGTGAAGTGGCTCGGCCTCAACATCCCGCCCGACCAGGCCGAGATGCTGAAGGCGCAGAACCCAGACAAGATTGCCGGTACGGTCGCCAGCATTGCCGAACTGGATTGCGACATCATCATTGACGACGCACCGGATGGGCTGACCCCGCAGCTTGAGCAGTTCCAGAGCCTTGTCGAGCTGAAGAAGATGGACGCCAATGGCGAGATGCCGTTCCGCGCCATTGTGGCTGCCATGCCTAACCTGAAGAACAAGGAACAGGTGATGGCGGCGATGGACGAGGCGAAGCAGACGCCGCCCGAGGTTGCCCAGCTTCAGCAGATGATGAAGCAGTTGGAAATGGCGATGGCCGAGGCCAAGGTCGCCAATGAGCAGGCATCGGCCAGGCTGAAGGACGCACAGGCTCAGAAGGCCCTCACGCCAGACATGCCACAGGGCCAGACAATGGAAGCCGGCCCGACACAAGCCGAGCTGATGGAAACCATGGCGAGCGCAGAGCAGAAGCAGAGCGCCGCCGTTCTCAATTATGCCAGGGCCGATCAGATCGGCGTCGAAACCATGCTGGCTCCCCAGCAGGCGGCGCAGCAGGCCGAGGCTTCTCGAATGAAGGCGGAACAGTCCTTCGGGGCTTGATCGCTGGATAGCCGTCGCCGGGCTTTGTTCGGGCGTCAGAGGTTTGGTTCGCCTCACTAAAGGACTGTCGTCGCCGGACTGCGGGCGCTTCGTGATCCACACGTAAACAGGAAATCTGATGTCCACTCTGGAAAGCATTCTCTCCGGGGAAGGCGCACCCGCGTCTGAGCCCCAAGCCACCACATCCACCGCAACGCCTGAGACAAACCGGGAGCAGCCGCAAGGCCAGCCTGAGCCGTCTTCCGATGCCGAGCCGCAAGCCGACGAACGGGGAACCATCCCCATCGCAGCGCTTCATGCGGAGCGGAACAAGGTCAAGCGATACACCGAGCAGGTTGCCGAGTTTCAGACGAAGCTCGAACAGCAGAACGCTCAATGGGAACAGCGCTTTGCTCAGATGATGAGCGCGGTCGCGCCGAGGCAGGCCCAGCCTGAACCGGCCCCCGCGCCCGAGATCTGGGACGATCCCAACGCCTTCGTTCGTTCGCAGGCGTCGGAACTGGTCAGCCCTCTGCAACAGCAGATGCAGGCCATGGCGCGACAAGTGGCAGAGATCCAGTTCCAACCGGATACGGTCGCGAAAGCGGTCGATGCCTTCGACAATGCGACGCGGACAGGCTCCATCGACCCGGAAATCCATCGCCGGATCATGGCCTCTCCGAACCCGTATGCGGCGGCGGTCCAGTGGCATCAGCATACCAGCACCATGAGCGAGATCGGCTCGGACCCGGCTGCCTACAAGGCAAAGCTGGCTGAGGAAATCCGCGCCCAGGTGATGGCCGAAATTCAGGGAGGCGCAGCCCCAGCCGGCAATCAGCCCGCTCCGGTGATGCCTTCGAACTTCGCAACCGCTCGCAATGTCGGAACCCGAGCAGGACCGACTTGGAGCGGGCCAACGCCCCTTCAGGACATCTTCAACCGCAAGTAAGCAACCCGCCCTCACCGGCGGGTTTTTTTATGAGCGGGAGCAGGCGTCCTTCATCCTCAAAGGACTGCCATCATGGCTGACACCCGCGTTTCCACCGGCCTCACTGTCGAACAGTGGGACGAGAAGTATTTTGTCGAGTACCTGACCGAGAACCGTTTCGCTGGCGAGATGGGGACGAACGAGAACTCCATCGTTCAGGTCAAAGAAAACCTGATGAAGAAGCCCGGCGACCGCGTGAACTTCGCGCTCGTCAACCGCCTGACGAACGATGCCATCACGGGCTCCAACACCCTTGAGGGCAACGAGGAGGACATGGCGTCCCGCTCGTTCGAGGTTGCTGTCACCAAGCGCCGCAACGGCGTTCGCGTGGCCGAGATCGATGAGCAGTTCAGCGCCATCTCGCTCCGTGAGGCTGCCAAGTCCACCCTCAAGGACTGGTCGCTGAAGGACACCGAGAACCTCGTCATCCAGAGCCTGTCTTCCTTCAACGGCACCCGCTACGCCTCGGCGTCGGAAGCTACGAAGGACGCCTGGCTGGTGGATAATGCCGACCGCGTTCTGTTCGGCGCCCTGCGCTCGAACAACTCGGCCAACGACCACTCGGCCTCGCTGCTGAACGTGGACACCACCGCCGACAAGCTGACGGCGGCTGCCATCTCCAAGATGAAGACCATCGCAGAGACGGTTGCCAACCCCCTGATCCGCCCCATTCGGTCGGTGAAGAATGGGCGTCGCTATTACGTCCTCTACGCTCACCCCTACGCCTTCAACGACCTGAAGGCAGATACCACCATCACCCAGGCTCAGCGTGAAGTGAGCTTGCAGATGGAGAACGAGCGTCTGTTCGAGGGCGGCGACCTCCTCTGGGATGGCGTGATCGTCAAGCAGATCGAGCAGGCTGTCACCGAGTGGGACTTCGGTCTGGTCGGCAATGCCTCGGCCCGTGTCGTCGGCGCGTATCTCTGCGGCGCGCAGGCTGTCGGTGCGGCTTACGCCAAGCGCTGGACCTCCAAGACTGAGGACTTCGACTACGGCGACAAGCACGGCGTCGCTATCGAGGCCATCTACGGCATCGCCAAGATGCAGTTCGGCTCCGGTTCCGCCGACCGCGACGACCTGAAGGATCAGGGAGTGGTCTCTGGGTACTTCGCAACCGCTGGCCTGGCCTGATCCTCACCCCCTGAAACTTGATGCGAGCGGCCCCTTAACCGGGGCTGTTCGCGTTTTTGGAGAACCACAATGGCGACTTTCACTGCAACGCGGGCGGCTTCGACCTTCCCGACCTACAAGGGCCTAGGCGCGGGCAATCTCAACTGCGCCTATGGCACCATCGAGGTGGCGGCTAACCCCGTCGCCAACGACTTCTATGCGATGTGCAAGGTTCCGGCCGGCGCTGTCATTGTCGGCGGGCGCTTGCTCTCCGACGATCTCGACAGCAACGCCACTGAGACGCTGGATCTTGATGTCGGCTGGCTGACCAACGGTGTCGAGGCAGCTGACCCGGACGGGCTCGGCAATATGGGCGTGATGGGTACGGACACCGTGGCCGGCGTGAAACCGGAGGCGGGCTATAACTTCGCGCTGGGCGGCAAGCTCATCACCGATGGCCCGCAGGCGTTCACGGCGGAAACCACCATCGGCGTCACCTGCGTAGCGACCGCCGCGACCTTCGCAGCCGGCACTCTGTCGCTGGTCATCTACTACATCACCCCCTGATCCCTGTAAGGCGGCGCGCTCCGGTGCGCCGCCTCTTTCATGAGGTATCCCATGCCCCGTTATCGCTTCATTGGCGACCCGCAGGACGGCTTTGACGGCCCCGACCACTTCACGTGGATGGGTGTCGAGTTCTCCCGCGATGAGTGGGCCGATGTGTCCGACCCCTTCATGATCGCCAAGCTGGACGGCCACTCGCACTATGAGCGCGAGGACGAAGCCTCCGACGAAGGCGATGAAATCACCCAGGCTCCCAAGAAGCGCGGTCGCCCGCGCAAGAGCGCCTGATGAAAACCCAGACCGAGCTATTCACCCGAGCGCTGAACAAGATCGGCGCGGTGGGCTCCGGCCAGACCGCATCATCCGATGATGTCGCGATTGCATCGGGTGCGCTCGGTCCCTTGCTGGCTGAATTGGCGGCGCTGACCGTCTGCTATGTCGTGACCAGTGACGACACGACAGCCGAGGAAATCCCTGACGAGCTGTTTCAGGGGCTCTCGACGCTGCTGGCCATGGACATTGCGGCGTAATTTGGCCTGCCGGCTCCGACCGATGACGCGCGCCAGAATGCGATGAACGTCCTGCGCCGCATCACGGCGGCGGCTCCGACCTATGAAACCCTTCAGGCGGTGTATTTCTGATGCCCGTCGCTGACATCCCGTTCCCCAAATCCTCGCTGCCGGGCCAGGAGCCGGGCGAAGGACAGGGCCGGCTTGTCAACTGCTATTGCGAAGTGGACGCAGGCGTTCCGACATGGCGAGCCAGCCCCGGCTTCAACCTGTTCGTAGACACCACGCTCTCCACCCCTCGCGGCTTCCTGAACAACGCAGGCGTGCTCTACGCGGCGTTCGAGGATGACGTGGTGACCATCACGTCAAATGCCGTTGTTACCGCCCTGACGGGCACGGTGGCGGGCACCAACAATGTCACATGGGCTCGCAATAACAAAAGCCCGACGCCTGATGTCGTGCTGTGCGACGGGGCCAACACCTACACCGTCACGGCCTCTGCGGTGACGAGCTTTGCGGATGCCGACTGGCCGTCCATGAAGTGCGTCACGGACATCGATGGCTATATCGTGGGCCTGACCGGCTCGGGCCAGCTATGGGCAACCGATCTCAACGACATTACCGTGAACGCGCTCAGCTTCACGCAATGCCAGGCTAACCCCGATGGCGGGACGCGCGTCGTTCGCTATGGCCGGCAGCTCTACGTCTTCGGTGACGCCTCCTGTGAGATCTATTCCAACGTAGGAACGTCGCCCTTCCCCTTCACCCGCTCTGAAGTCGTCTCGGTCGGCTTGCTCGCCCAATTCGCCATTGCCGGCTTTGAAAGTGGCTGGGATGGGCCGCTGATCTTCGTGGCCTCTGACGGCACCGTGCGCAAGATGGACGGCTACACCCCGACCCGCATCAGCACGAAGGATGTCGAGCGGGCGATCCAGGGCGTCGTCAACAAGGACAGCCTCTCGGCATCGGTTCATGTCGTCGCCGGCCATCCCGTGTTCTCGCTATCGTCGCTGACTTGGACATGGGAGTTCAACCTCGTCACCGGGTTCTGGCATGAGCGCAAGAGCTACGGGCTTGAACGCTGGCGGGCCTCTCAGAGCGTCAACTTTGATGGCGCATGGGTGGTTGGTGACACCGAGAGCGGCCAGTTGTTCCGTCTTTCGGAGGCTGAATATGACGAGGACGGCGGGCAGATCGTGATGACGCTGGAAAGCGGGCCGATCAAGCAGTTTCCCGGTCGCGTCTATATCCAGAACGCATTCTTCGACTTCACCACGGGCCAAGGCTCGATCCTCGGCTCCGATGACGAGGTCAACCCGACCGTATCGGTGCAGTGGTCGAATGACGGCGGCGCAACATGGTCGAATGAGTTGAACGTGCGCTCGCTTGGCGCAATGGGCCAGTTCGTCAACCAGATCAGGGTCAACCGCATCGGGCTCAGCACCCACCACGGCACGCGGTTCCGGCTTACGACATCATCGCCTGTCTATCGGACATTCCGTGGCGGGCGGGCCAACGCTGAAGCCAGGAACGCCGCCTGATGCCCTTCACCGCGCTTCCCGTACCGCAACGGCCTCCGGCAAACGTCCCCGTTGTGGACGCCGCCACGGGCCGTATCTCGCAGGCATGGGCAACCTATTTCGACCAGCTCGCTGAATACCTCAGACAGTTCGCCGCTTCCGTCTGATCGCCGCCCCTTCGCGCTTTTGCAAGCCGCCCCTCACCGGGCGGTTTTTTCGTTTGGAGATACCGTCATGGCAACAGCCAAGGGACAACGCAGCGCGGCGGTTTGGAATAGCGGGCTGTTCAACCAGAACCTTGAGGCCAATTCCGGCATTTTGCGTGACAATTCCGGCCTTGCGCTCGATGCCGTCAACAACAGCCTAGGGAGCGCTACCGGGGCGCTTCAGGGCAACGCCAACAGCGCGCTTGCCTCGCTTGGTCAGGGCTATGACACCGCGCGCGGCGACATCAACACCGGCTATGGTCAGGCCCGCACCGATACGCAGGCCGGCATCGACCTCTTTAACCCGTGGGTGCAGAACGGGCAGGCAGCGTCGAACGCCCAGAGCGATTTCCTTGGCCTCAACGGCGCAGCGGGCTCCGGCGCTCAGCAGCAGGCGCTCGACACATGGCGCAATGCGACCGGCTATCAGGATGTGGTCAACTCCACCACGGATGCTGCCCTTCGGAAAGCCTCTGCCATCGGCGGGCTCGGCGGCAACCAGATTGACGAGTTGGGCCGGATTGGCGGGCAGCTCGCGAACCAGACCGGCCAGCAGTATTTCGGCAACCTCGGCTCTCTGAGCCAGACGGGATTGCAGGCAGCCGGTCAGCAGCAACAGGGCTATGGGCAGCTTGCCAACCAGGGGATCGCGCAGGGCGGCGCTCTGGCGGGTCTGGCGACCGATCTGGGATCGAAGGAAGCCGGCGTCTATACGAACCTCGGCTCCAGCCTCGGCAATGCCTTCATGAGCAACGGCCAGCAGCGGGCGGGGATCTACACCGGCCTCGGCAACAGCCTCAACCAGCTTGGCCAGTACACCACGACCGGGATCACTCAGGGCGTCACGGAGGCCGGCAAGGCTGGCGACGCGGCCAAGCAGGCCAACCAGCAGACGGCGATCAACCTCGGAACGTCTGTCTTCAATGCCGGCACCAAGCTGTTGGGATTCTGATCGATGGCAGCTTTCACCGACTATAAAGCGCTGGACTTTTCGGGCTTCGACAAGTCCGTCAACCAGCTCGCCCAGAAGCAGACGCTTTCTAAGCTCGGGCAGGGCCTCGACGGCTCGCCAGAGGGTTACGCCAAGGCGGGGCAAAGCTTGCTTGCCCTTGGCGATACATCAGGCGCGCAGAATTTCTTTCTCCTCAGCGAAAAGGCCCGCGAGCGCGCTCAGACGGAAGGTTTCGCCAAGTCCAGCCCGTTCAGCACTGGCGGCGGCATGGGGACGCCGCGCGCTCCTGTCGCTCCGGCTGTTCAGGCACTCGGCGGCGGCGCTCCCGTCTCCAGCAATGTCCCATCGTCTCCGCGCGGTGTAGCTGTAGCCGAGACGCCGGAAGACGTGGCGCGGCTGGAGGCGCAATCGGCGGGTCAAACGCAGTTCGGCAATCGCAACGAGCCGCGTGGCATTCGCAACAATAACCCCGGCAACATCGAGTCGGGCAAGTTCGCCGCGACTGTTCAGGGCTTCCAGGGATCGGATGGCCGCTTTGCGCAGTACGCCAACCCTGAAGACGGCATCAAGGCGGCTGACAAGCTGTTGCAGTCTTATGCCGGGCGCGGCCTGAACACCGTTGCGGGCATCGTCAATCGCTGGGCTCCTCCGACCGAAAACAATACAGGCGCCTATGCGGCATCGGTCGCGAGGGAGCTTGGCGTCGATCCCAACGCCCCGCTTGATATGAGCAATTGGGAAGTGCGCCAGAAGCTCATTGCGGCGAAGATCCGCGTAGAGAACGGCAAGCAGCCCTATGCCGAGGACGTGTTCCAGCGCGCTCTCAATCCGCAGTGGGGCTCGCAGGTCGCTCAGTACGAGGGGCAACCCAGCCAGCCGATGCCTCAGGTTGCGCAGGGTCCGCAGTTCCTCAACAAAGCGCCCCCGCCAGCAGGCCAGTTTTCGCCGCAGGACCAGCCAGCGCCGGAGCCCGTGCAGGTCGCGCAGGCGGCTTCTCCTGTTGGTGGCCCACAGGTCCAGCCGGTTCCGGGCGACGATCCTGTCCGTCTTCGTCAGGAGGCGCAGTTCTACGCCCAGACTAACCCGGAAGCCGCGCGCCAGCTCAATGCTCGTGCCGATGCTGCCGAGCGCTCAGGCGGTGTCCAGACGGCACAGGCTCCACCGCAGGCGGGCGCTCCTGTTCCCGATGCTCAGAACCAGCCCGCTCCGGGTGCGGCTGAAGCACAGTTCACCATTCCGGGACGACCCGCTCTCCCGCCGAATGATCCCGCCCCCAACACGTCAACTGCAGAAATTCTGACTATTGCCGCCAATCCCAAGCACCCGCACCACGCGATTGCTCTCAAAGTCTATAACGACCGCCAGGCTTGGACGGCTGACAACGCGCCCGATAAACGGGAGAAGACGCGGCTAGAGACGCAGAAGACCGCAGCCGAACTGGCGAAGCTGGAGCGGGAGAATGCGGGCAAGGGCTTCCGCGTCCTGAACTCGCAAGAGCGCGCGGCTGCTGGTGTCCCTGCCGATTATCGCGGTGTCGTTCAAATTGATCGCGACGGCCAGCTTCATTTTCCCGGCAAGCCTGCCACGGAAGTTAACATCGACCAAAAGGCGGAAACCGCCGAAGCGTCGAAGATCGGTGAGGCTGCGGGCAAGCGGGCTGGCGACGCGATGGCTGCGGCAGCATCGGCTTCAAAGCAGCTATTGCGCCTTGGACAGATGGAAGCCCTTCTCAAGAATGTCGAGACGGGCAGGCTCCAGCCCAGCCGCATGAGTGTGGCTGCGCTCGGTAAGGCGATGGGTGTCGATGATAAATTCCTTGAGGCTCTAGGACTCGACCCGAAGGGCGTCGGCGATGCGCAGGCAGTGAATGCTATTTCGGGGCGCATGCTGGTCGATATGATCGGTTCAGGCGGCTTCCCCGCCAATAACTTCTCAAACACTGACCGTGAGTTCCTGACCGGGACGCTGGCCTCGCTCGCCAACGATCCAAGGGCCAACCAGATCTTGCTCGAAACCAGCAAGCGCATGGCGCAGATCGACATCGAAAAGGCCAAGGGCTGGCGCGAGTTCAAGCGGGCTAACCCCAAGGGCTCGTTTGATGATTACGAGCTGGAGTTTGGCGACAAGATCGGCGCACAGGATCGGTTTGCAGACCTTGCGGCGAAGGCAAAGGGCTTGGGCTCGGCAGCCGCCTCCCCGCCGCCCGCTGCTGCCGACCATCTGCGGTCCAATCCCGCCCTCCGCGAAGCCTTCGACCAGAAGTATGGCGCGGGTGCTTCCGCCAAGATCCTGGGGCAGTAAATGGCTAACCCATTTGACCAGTTCGACGCGCCGAGCGAGCCTGCCGGCCCGCTTGTCGTCACAGTCGCGCCGAACCGGCAGCTCAAGGGAGCGGCAAACCCTTTTGACCAGTTCGACAACCCGGCGCCGGCCAAGCCATCGACATGGGACAGCATCAAAGCGACTGCGGCTGACGTTGGGCAGGCACTTCCAACGGGCATTATCAAAGGCGCCATAGGCTTTGCCGGGCTTCCGGGGGATATGGCCCGCTTTATTGGCCAAGGCGCCGACGCAGCAGCCGAATACATCACAGGCGAAACACTACCGCAGACCTTCAAGGCGAATACGCCCGCAGCCTCTGTCGGGAGTGGGAGGTTGACCAAAGACTTTGAGGGGTTGACGGGCGAGCTTTACAAACCACAGACCCGATTGGGCCGCTACGCTCAGACAGCCGGCGAGTTTATACCCGGCGCCGGTGGCAGCGTAGCCAACCAGCTTCGCTATGCGATTGCGCCAGCCCTTACATCCGAGACTGTTGGCCAAGCACTTGAAGGCACGAAACTGGAAGCGCCAGCGAGGGCGCTTACGGCAATTGCAACGGGCGGACTGGCTGCGCTCACTTCTCGTCCCGCCACCGCTGAGGCGGCTATTGCTGGCGGCATGCGTGGCATTGACGATGCAACCGTTGTTGCGGCGGGCCAGCTTATGCAGGCCGCTCAGAGGCGCGGAATCGCTTTGACGTGGCCAGAAGCCATTGCGCAGGCGTCTGGGGGCGCAGGCAAGGGCCTAACCAACATGCAGCGCGTCGTGGAGGGCTCCCAAGGCGGCGGTGACATCATGGGCGGCTTCATGGCACAGCGCCCGGCGCAAATCGAGGCGGCGGGCAGGCAGGCTTTTGATACTATCGCGACGCAATCGCAGGCACCGTCCACCATTGGCCCGGCGATTGGCGAGGCAGCACTACAGACGACAGCCGATGCTAGAGCAATTCGCTCCGGGCAGACTGCTGATGCCTATAGGCGGGCGGCTCAGGACACTGTGCCAGCCGAGAACGTCAATGCCATCATAGCCCAGCTTGACGAGATTATTGCGCGGGCAGGTACACCGGAACTTGCCGGCCCGGCACAGCAGCTCCGTGATCGGCTCATCGCGCAGCGTGGCACACCCGGAACGCCTGGAACCCGCACTCCGGTGACAGACCCTAACACCGGGCGAGTGATCCGCTATGAGACGACGCCCGCCACGCCTCCGACACCTGATGTCCCGCATACAAATGTTGGGCGCCTTGACGAGGTGTACGGCTCGGCTCGCGACCAGTTTACCGGGCCGGCTCCCATGGCTAACGGCACAGAGGCGCGTGCTTCTAGGTATGCGGCAGAGGCCATTGAGCCGCTCGACAATGCGTTGCGGGCTGCCAGCCCGGCTTTGCGAGAGGGCCGTGACATCCATCAGGCGGTGACGCGGCAGTTCATTGATCCACTGATGCAGGGGCCTATCGGCAAGCTGGCCGAGCGCGATCTAGGAACGCGAGAAGCGATCACAGTCCTGTTTCCCACCAACCCGCTTCCCGGTAGCGCGCCTGAAATTGTCCGCGCTGTGGGCGCTCTTGCGCAGCGCAACCCGCTGGCGGCTCGGCAGATTGTTAGGGCTCATGTCGAAAGCGTTTTCAACGAAGCCACGCAGCAGTTGCAGACCGGGCCTAACCAGTTCGGCGGCGCCGGCTTTGCGGCGGTGCTGCGCGGGAACACACAGCAGGCTGAAAACCTTGCCGCATCTATCCAGGGTGTTGCGGGACCGGAAGCACTGCGCGGGTTTGATGAGTTCCTGAACATCTTGAGCGCCACTGGCCAGCGCCAGCGCATCGGATCTCAGACCGCTTTCAACCAAGAAGCTCAGGATATCCTAAAGCGGGGCGGCATTGTTGGCGAAGCTGCTAACACGGTCGCAACAGCCGGCATCAAGCTTCCGGGACGGATCAAGGAGGCATATGACCAGTGGAGGCTGGGGCGTAACACTGAGCAGATCGCGCAGCTATTCACGGACCCCAATGCGCTTGCGCTGTTCCGCCGCCTT